CGAGGGTGACTTAATATACTTCCCACTAAACGGTAAAACGTTTGAGGTTAAGTTTGTTGAGCACGAAGCAATCTTCTATCAGATGGGTGGTCTTCAGACTTACGACTTACGTTGTGAATTATTTGAATACAGTCATCAGGTTATCGATACTGGTATTGCTGATATTGATGTGCTTGAAGATACTTACTCAGGCGATATGAGATTCTTTGAGTTGCTTGATGAAGCAGGTAATACAATTGTATTCGAAAGTGGTGATAAGGCAATTCAGGATGGATTCCGTGTTGAAACTGCAGATAAGTCTGCTAACAACGAATTCTTTCAAACTTCATCAACAGACTTTATAGATTTTTCAGAAGGAAATCCTTTCTCTGAAGGAATGGGTTGGTAATATATGTTTGGACATTCATACTATCATAGTGCTATCAGAAAATATATTATTATGTTTGGAAATATGTTTAACGACATTGACATCCAACGTTATAATAAAGCAGGGGAATCTGTACAAACGATTCGTTTACCTATTGCTTATGGACCAAAGGAAAAGTTCCTTGCTCGTTTAAGAGAGGATCCTAGTCTTAATAAAAGTGTATCAATTCAATTACCTAGAATGTCATTCGAAGTCACAGAGATGACGTATGCCCCAGAAAGAACGTTGAACAAAATGCAACGTAACACTTCTATTGGTTCTGGTGCTAACACTAACCGTTCACAGTTTACTCCAGTTCCTTATGATATTAATATTTCTTTGTATGGAATGTTTGATAATAATGAGGATGCTGTACAAGCAGTTGAACAGATACTACCTTTCTTCAGACCAGAGTGGACTAACTCAGTTAAACTTGTTCCTGAGATTGGTGACTACTATGACATTGCAACAGTAATGACAGGTATGAGTATTGAAGATACTTATGAAGCAGACTTCCAATCTAGACGTGCTATTATATACACTTACAACTTCACGGTTAAAGGTTATATCTTTGGACCAGTAAGTAATAAGGGTGTCATTAAGAGAACCGTGCTTGACTTTACTGCTTCTTCAAATACTTCGTTCGTTAAAACTGAAGGTCCGCAGTCTAAGATACATATTACTCCTGGACTATTAGCAAACGGTAGTCCAACTTCTAACTCAAGTGCTAGTGTTGCTGCGAGTGGCATTACTTCTAACTCAAATTATGGATACGCATTTGATCACTGGAATTACTTTGACGGAAAGAATAGACACAATCATTAAATTATGGATAAATTATGGCAACAAACCTCACAAATAACCTGAATGACATTTTCGATGTCGAAGCAGAATTAATAGATACTGAAACTCAAATCTCTACTGCGGTTGTGCATAGTAACAACAAGCAAGAGGATATTAATGATGACTATCAATTTGCTAGGGAAAACCTTTACAGTGTAATTGATAAAGGAACTCAGGCACTAGACTCACTACTAGAACTAGCAAAGGTATCTGAACACCCCAGAGCATTCGAAGTAGTTGCTACTCTATCAAAAACCTTAATGGATGCGAATAAAGATTTGTTATCCGTTCAAAAGAAAGTAAAAGAATTACAAAAGGAAGGAGAGGATTCTGGTGGTTCAACACCTCAGAATGTTACCAACGCATTATTCGTAGGCAGTACTGCTGACTTACAAAAGATGCTTAAAGATTGACATATTAGTCGTTGTAGGGTATAATAAAAGTATTACATTACAAAAGGTATATTATGAAAGAATGGGAAAAGACAGGATTCACTTGTAGTTCGTTTGATTTGCTGCATGCAGGACACGTCGCTATGCTTAAAGAATGTAAAGACAATTGCGATAACTTAATTGTAGGATTGAATGTTAATCCACATAAGAACGGTAGATATCCAGTACAGAGTGTAGTTGAAAGATACGCACAACTATCAGCAGTTAAGTATGTTGATGAGATTATTCCGTATAGCACTGAGAAAGAATTAATTGATTTACTAACGTTATATGATATTGACGTTAGATTTATCGGTGACGATTACAGGGACAAACCTTTCACGGGTGACGATCTAGGTATCGATGTGTTCTATAATAGAAGGGATCATAACTTCTCATCATCTGGATTGAAGAAGCAAGTTATCCAAAACCAAGCAAACACTTCACTTGAAGGAACTGTTGTAAAAGATAACGACACATACACCATTGTAGATAATACAGAGTTAGAACAACTAACAGTATCTACGACAACCCTTAAACCTAGCCAATCAACAACTGGTCATAAGCACGATGATATTGAGGAAGTCTACACTTTCTTATCAGGTCAAGGTAGAATGTATATTGGTGAGGAAGAATTTTACGTTGAAGCAGGCAAAACACTTATTATCCCTGATGGCGAATTTCATCAGGTGTATAATACTTCTGACGATGAAGACTTACTATTCATTTGTGTATTCAATCAAAGACGCAACCACTAAAGCAAGTTTAGTATTAGTTACACTAATATTCCTTAACGGTTGCTCTACGTTCGATGTAGCAACAACTGTTTTGAAATCTGTAGATATTAAGATTGATAAGAAGGCATCAGTAATAATCCCAACCAAACCTAAACTAACTAAGAACTGGAACAAACCTGAACCAGTTGTTGAGAAAGTAAAACCCCCTCTCACTATTACGGAAGAACTTGATAAGAATGAAACTACCTTTCCTTGGTGGTTAATTCTTATCGCATTCATTTCTGGGACGTCTTATTTTATAAATAGAAATAAAACATAACATTAATAAGGTGATAATATGATTCCAGTAGAACTGATTACAATGGCAGGTGGTGCTGCTATGGGTGGACTTTTCAAATTTATGGATGCTTCGCAAAAGAATAAAGCAGAGCAACAGAAACTTCTAATCGAAAGAAACAAAGCAGACCAAGAAAACGCAGATGCTGATAGAAAATCTTCTACTGCTTCTGCTGATGCTGCAGCAAAAAGGGTTGGAAACGACCCATTCGCTAAATTGACAAGACGTATTTTTGTTTTATCAATGGTAGCATTAGGTGCTTGGGCAATGATGGGTTCATTAACTGGACTTGATATCGTTGTACCTGTGACACAAGAAACTGGTTTTAATTTCCTTGGTTTAATTGATACTAAGAATACGGTGACTGAATACTTACGGTTTGAAAATGCTATCGTTCATTTTGAATGGTTGAAAATTTCAATCCTTGCAGCAGGATCATTCTACCTTGGTAAGTCATAAGTAAAACCTTTGGGATAATATATTATGGATGAAAAATCAGATAGAGGTTATCTAGGTAATCCTTTACTAAAACGCAAAGGCACTAAGTTCAATTGGACCAAGAAAAGGATAAAAGAGTTTGTCAAGTGCTCTGAGGATCCTATATACTTCGCTGAGCAGTACATTAAGATCGTACACGTGGATCACGGGTTAATACCCATAAAGATGTATGAGTACCAAAAAGACATCTGCAACCTCATCACAGACAACCGTAGAGTTGCTGTTGTTACATCACGACAAGCAGGTAAAACTACAACTGCTGCTGCAGTTATCCTACACTACATACTATTCAACGAGCATAAACTTGTAGGTCTGCTGGCAAACAAGGGTGATTCTGCTAGAGAAATTCTTGACCGTATCAAAATTGCATATGAGGCATTACCTAAATGGTTGCAACAAGGTGTAATAGAATGGAACAAAGGTTCTGTCGAATTTGAAAACGGTTCGAAGATTATTGCTGCTGCAACTTCATCAAGTGCGATTCGTGGTAAGTCGGTATCATTCCTATACATTGATGAAACTGCATTCGTTGAGAATTGGGATGAGTTCTTTGCTGCAGTATTACCAACAATTTCATCAGGTAAAACTACTAAGATTCTTTTAACATCTACACCAAATGGCATGAACCATTTCTACAAAACGTGTAATGGTGCTAAGGAAGGAACTAACGGTTACAAGTATGTTGAAGTTCCTTGGCAAGATGTTCCTGGCAGAGACGATGAATGGAAACAAGAAACCTTATCTTCTATGGACTGGGATTATCAGAAGTTTGCTCAGGAGTATGAGTGTCAATTCTTAGGTAGTTCTAATACATTAATTGAAGGAAGTAAACTCAAAACACTTGTATCAAAGACACCTATTAAAGAAGGACAAGGCATTTCAATGTATGCTGAACCTGAAGAAGGTAGATCTTATGCTTGTATTGTGGACGTATCAAGAGGTAAAGGTTTAGATTACTCAGCATTCCAAATGATAGACGTGTCAGAAATGCCATATCAACAGGTGTGTGTGTTCAGAGATAACTTTATCCCACCTGTTGAGTATGCTGAAATAATTTATAGAACTGCCTCTTTGTATAATGAGGCGACCGTTCTTATTGAGATTAACGATATTGGTGAGCAAGTGTCTGAATTATTACACTTCGATTTTGAATATGAGAATATCCTATTCACCGAATCTGCTGGTAGAGCAGGAAGAAGAATCTCAGCAGGTTTCAGCAAAGGCATTGATAAAGGTATTAGAACAACAAAGACAGTTAAGAGTGTTGGTTGTTCAATATTGAAATTGCTTATTGAGCAAGAACAATTAATAATCCACGACCACAATACTATAAACGAATTATCTAGGTTTTCAAGAAAGGGAAGTTCGTATGAAGCAGAATCAGGTTCTCACGATGACTTAGTTATGGGACTTGTATTATTTGCGTGGTTAAGTAACCAAGCATACTTTAAAGATATAACAGATATCCAAACTTTGTCTAGATTGAGGGAAAGGACAGAGGAGGACTTGATGAACGACTTGCTACCGTTCGGGATTATGGATGATGGTGTTGATGATATGGAAATGGTCGAAGTGCCACAACATCACGACTGGATGTCAAGGGATGAAGATAGATTTGACTCCAGTTGGTAAATACTATAAAATTATAAATAAAAGCATAGAATTAAATTAAACCGTAAACACAGGAGAACATAAAATGCCTTTCCAAGTATCACCAGGTGTGAATGTTAGCGAGACAGATCTAACAACAGTTGTACCAGCAGTAAGCACCACAGAAGGTGCAATCGCTGGTCATTTCAGTTGGGGTCCAGTAAATCAACGAGTATTGGTTGACACTGAAGACCGTCTAGTAAACATATTCAATAAACCAAACGCAAATACTGCTGATGATTTTTTCACTGCAGCAAATTTCTTATCATATGGTAACGCATTATATACAGTTCGTGTAGTTAATGGTGCTAACAATGCAACATCAGGTGCTACTGGTGCTTATGTTGAGAATGAAGAATACTATAATGAAACATATAGTAATTCTTCTGCTCACGGTGACTGGGTAGCAAAATATCCAGGCGAACGTGGTAACTCATTAAAGGTATCTGTATGTCAGACTGCTGGAGCATGGGAATCTACTGTTGCTACAAGTTACTATGCTACTAGAAACTCTGCTACTGTGACACTTGCTGGTGATGGTCAAGGTACTTCGAATACTGAAACTGCTTTTGTAGTTGGTGATATTCTTTTACTTGGTCCTGATAAAGAGCAACGTAAAATTTCAACTATATCAGGTAATACTGTTACATTAACTTCTAATTATACTGGTAATACAGTTGCTAATTATACTACAGATTTGACTAGACGTTGGGAATTCTCAGGCAACTTTAACTCTGCTCCAGGAACTTCTACTTTTGGTACTGATCAAGGTGCGACTACTGATGAAATGCACGTTGCTATTGTTGATGAAGACGGTGTTATCACTGGTACTTCTGGTTCAGTTCTAGAAGCATACGAAGGTTTATCTGCTGCATCTGATGCTAAGACTGATCAAGGTGCTGGTAATTACTACAAAACTGCAATCAACCAAGGTTCTTCTAATATTTGGTTCGGTGGTCATAACTCAAATGTAACAAATGCTGGTTCTAAAGCATCTGGTTTAACGTTTGGTGGTGCTACACTTCCAGTAACTGTTAGTATGACTGATGGTACAGATGGTTCAACACCAACTGCTGCTCAAAAAATTACTGGTTATGATAAGTTTAAGTCTTCTGAAGACGTAGATGTATCATTAATCTTAGGTTCTTCTGCTGATGCGGTTGTTGCTGAGCACTTAGTAACTAATATTGCTGAATCTCGTAAGGACTGTTTAGTTGTACTTTCACCTGAACGTGCTGATGTTGTTAATAACAATTCATATGCAGGTAAAGAACGTGATGATATTATTACGTTTAGAGATAGTTTGACTTCTTCTTCATACGCAGTTATGGACTCAGGTTGGAAATATCAATACGACAAGTATAACGATGTTTACCGTTATGTTCCATTGAATGCTGATACAGCAGGTCTAATGGTTCAAACTGACTCTACAAGAGACCCGTGGTATTCTCCTGCTGGATTTAACCGTGGTAATGTTAAGAACGTTGTACGTTTAGCATACAATCCAACTAAAGGCGATAGAGACCAATTATATAAGAAAGGTGTAAACCCTGTAACTACATTCCCTGGACAAGGTACTGTATTATATGGTGATAAGACTATGTTATCTAAACCATCTGCATTTGATCGAATCAATGTTCGTAGATTGTTTATTGTTCTTGAGAAAGCAATTAGTACTGCATCTAAATTCACTTTGTTTGAATTCAACGATGACTTTACTCGTGCTCAATTCAGAAACTTAGTTGAACCATTCTTAAGAGATGTACAAGGAAGACGTGGTATTACAGACTTTAGAGTAGTTTGTGATGGTACTAACAATACTGGAGACACTATCGACAGAAACGAATTTGTCGGTGATATCTACATTAAACCTGCTCGTTCTATCAACTTTATTCAATTGAATTTTGTTGCGGTTCGTACTGGTGTAGAGTTCTCTGAGATTGTTGGACGTGCAACCTAAATAAACTAATAAAGGAGAATATAAATGGCATTTAACGTAAATTCGTTCTCGGGTGCACTGAAAGAGGGTG